CCGTCTTGTGGATGCGCGTGAGCCCATCGGCCGAGATACGCATGTCGCACACGTAGCCGCCGCCGATGAGCGGAACCTGCTTGAAGGTGGTCGTCACGAGTACGTGCCCCCGTCACCGCGCGTTCCGAAGACCGAATCGAACCCGCCGCCCGTGCCCTTGTTAGTCGGCCAGGAGGCCACGGGTCCCGAGAGGAACACGAGAGGCGATGATCCTGTGGGGGTTGCGCCAGCCGCGCCGAGATCCACCGGCTTGCCGCTCACGTCGATGAACTTGCGGCGGTTGGAGGCGGCCGAGAGATCGAACCATGTATCGGGGTTGTACCAGTAGTCGCCCAGATCACCATTGAACTGGAAAGCGCCACCGTTATCGCTTGCCAGGAAAAACTGGTTGTTCAGCAGATCCATGGCGGCAGTGTTGTAGATGTTATTGTTCGTCGCCACGTTCACATCGTTGATGTACAGTTGAACTGATGCCGCTGCGACATCAACCGACAGGAGGGCGTGATAAACCGTGCTGCCTGCCAGGATAGTGGAAGAGGACGTGACCTCCCACCGGCCGACGCCGTATGCCTGAAGATTGTTCGTGGGCGAGATGCGCACGATGACGTTTCCGGTCGATGAACCCTCCCAGTGGATGATCTGCTCGGCGCCGTCGCCGCCGTTCTTCCTGAACCAGAACGAGAGAGTGAACTTCGTTGTGCTGGCACCCCCCGACAGCGCAGCATCGCCGATGGTGTCCGTATCGGTGCCGCTGAACCGCACAAGCTGCGTGGCGTAGCCTGATGCCGCCGCCGTGGTGAACTGCGCCGAGGTGGCAATCGTGCTCTCGTTGCCCGCCGCGTCCCGGTGCAGCCAGTGGACATAGTAGCCCGTGGAGGCCGTGAGACCCGTGGCCGAGGCGGTTTTGGCGCCCGTGGTGGTGATCGCCTGATTGTTGGCGAAGGCCGCTCCCGTGCCCGCCTTGAGGGTCGCGGCCGAGGGCGGGGTCGCGGAGGTCGAGACGAAGGAATAGAGGGTGCCGTTTGCCTCGTTCGTGGTAACGCCGAGGGTGGCGGTGGTCTGGCCCGTCTGCGTCCCTGTGGGGCTGGAGAGCGTCGGGGCCGTGGTATCGACCGCGATGGTCTGCGAGGCCGTGTTCGACCAGGCGCTATCGACGGACGCGCGCGTGACCTTCGCCCTCGCGTACCATGTGCCGTTGGCCAGCGCCGCGATGGTGACGATCACCTCGCCCGCCGCCACTTCCCCGCTGTCGAGGGTGTCGGTGTAGGTGGTGGGGCTCGTGAAGGTGTTGCTCGCCGAGATTTCCAGCGTGACCACGTCCCCGACCTGCGGGCTCGTGAGGTCGATGTCGAACTCGGGCGTGTTGTCGGATGGGCCGGTGGACCACGTGACGACCGGAGCCGTGGGGGCCGACGCTGCCGTGACGGTGATCGCGCCCGAGCTGGTGCGCGGGCTGTTCGTCGCGTCCGCAATCGTCTCGACCACGTTGACCGCGCCGGCCGTGGTCGGCGTGCCAGTGACCGCGCCCGTGGTGTTGTTGATCGACAGACCTGCTGCGCCCGTGCCCGACAGGGAGAGGGTGGATCCCGCCGTCCGGCCGGTCAGGGTGCCCGAATAGGCGACGCCCACGGTGGCCGTGTTCGGCGACAGGCTCAGCGCCGCGAGGGTGTTCTCCAGCACGTTGTTGATCGTGAGGGTGACGGTCTGCGGGGACGAGGCATTGCCCGCGGTGTCGGTTGCGGTGAGCGTGAACACCACGCTCGCGCGGCTCTCACGGTCCTGCGCGGCCACCGACCAGGCGCCCGTCGAGGTGTTAAGGGTAACGAGCCCCGCATCCGTGCCGCCCTTGGCCCAGGTGACGGTCTCGTTCGCGGTCGCGGTGGCGTTGTAGACGGCGTTCTCGTTGACGCTGTGGGCGTTTGTCGAGGTGATCGTCGGGGGCGTGGTATCGACCACGGGAGCCGCCACCACGGCGCTTGTGGCGGCTGAGGTGGCGGAGGCCGAGCCTGAGGCGTTCGTGGCCGTGACCATCACTGTCAGGGTCGAACCCACATCCCCGGCCAGAACCGTGTAGTTCGGGCTGTCGGTCCCGACGTTCGTCGCTCCGCGTTTCCACTGATAGGCGAAAATCGGCGCAGGCGACCCGCTCCAAGCGCCCGGACTCGCCGTCAGCACATCGCCGACAGTTGGCGTCGTGTCGTCGATCGTGGGAACCGAGACGTTCGCCGGGGCGGCCGGGGTGGAGCTGTAAGCTGCCGCCGCTCCCGCATAGGCGGACGAGACCGCCTGCGACCCCACGTAAAGGGCCGTGACGGAAGCGGATCCCACGTACAGCGGCATCGTCTCAGATCACCACGTAGAGGGTGTTGGGGTCTTTGACGGCGAGGGCGGTGTAATCGGCCTGAGACAGAGCGACCATGCTCTTAACAGTCGTCACGGTAGCCGGAACGGCCGAGACCAGGATTGAGCGGTTGGTCAGCTTGGCGGAACCGCTGCTGTCCGTCACCGTGATGGTCAGACCGGACGTCGTCCCTGCTGTCGTGGGCGTGCCGGTGATGGCGCCTGTCGTGGTGTTGAAGGACAGACCTGCCGGGAGCGTACCCGTCAGCGCGAACGTTTTCGCGCCCGAGCCGCCGGTCGCAGTTGGGACAAAGTTATAGGCTTGCCCCACGACCCCGCTGGGCAGGCGCCCAAGGATGTCGAGAGGTGAGTTGGTAGCGATGACGCCAGTGCCCCGCAAACGAGCGCTCTCACGCTGCGCTGCACGAGTGGCGGCTCGTCGTGGTGCTCGCGCCATCGCCAGTCTCCTTTAACGCTGCTCAGCGGCCGTAGACGGACGGGTCGACGCCCTGACCGACAAAGCCGTCATCCGCCGGCGTCCGACCCGAGGGATCGTTCCAGTCGTGCCCATTCTGAACGCCGGAAGTCGCCGCCCGGGGGTTGTTCTCGACGGACGGGTGAGCGGTGTCGACCGCCGCGGCCTCCGGCTCCACGAACGCGCCGCTGCCGGCGTCCATCGTCTCGCCCGGAGCCGGGTTCACGACCGCCGTGTCGGCAGGCAGGCGGTTTTCTTGGGAAGCCTGCTGCGTCACGGTCTCTGCCGTGGCCTTGGCGCCCTCGAAAGCCTTGGCGGAAGCTGCTGCGGTCTGATCCGCGACCGTTTGCGGGGCCTCGTCGGCCTGTTCGCGCTTGCGAGCCATGGGGCTCTCCTTTCAGTGTGAGGGTTGAGAAAGACAGCCTTAGGCCATCTTCAGGACCTTGATCGCGTCCGGATCGTTGAGGCCGCCGCCCACGCGCTTGGTCGTGTAGAACATCACGTAAGGCTTGTTGGTGTAGGGGTCCCGAAGAACCCGGACGCCGATGCGGTCAATGATCAGATAGCCACGCTGGAAGTCGCCGAAGGCGATCGGGATCGCCCCCGTCGTCATGTTCGGCATGGCAGCGAGCTCGGTAATCGGATAGCCCGCGAGCGTCTGAGGCTGACCCTCCGTAAAGGTCGGCTGCCAGATGTAGTTGCCGCCAGCGTCCTTGAGGGTGCGCACGTTGGCAAGGCTGCCCCGGTTCATGACGAAGCGGGCGCCGCCGGTGTAAGCCTGCGGCAGGTCGTAGGTGAGCCGCAGAACTTCATCCGTCGTCACTGCCGCTGCCGCGGCAGCCGTCCGCACCTGGATCGCACCCCAAGGGTGAACCGCCGCATTGGCAGCACCCGTAGCGTAGGTCAGGAAGCCCGCCGGCTTGTTGGTGCCGTTGCCGGCAACGAAGGCGATGCCTTCTTGGAGGGCGAACTCGGTCTCGACGTTGTCGGCGATGAACTGCTCCAGATCGACTTCAGCATCGTCGAGGATCTGCTGCGTGGCCGAGGGGTTCGCGTAGATCTCACCAATGCTGTAGGTGAGCGAACCCATGGTTGGAGTGGTGGTTTCCGGCCGGACGGCAGTCTCACCGACCCACCCCGATCCCATCCCGCGGTTGTTGAAGAGCCGCGAGAACCCGGGCCCGCCGATCTGCTGCACCCGTGCGATCTGGCGCATGGGCGAGAGGATGACGAGGCGGTCCGTGATGGTGCGGTCCCACTCAACCGGGGCAACGAACCCGCCTTCAGCAGCCGCGCCCTTGTTGAGGCTCGCCTGCACATCGCCCTTACGGACGTGAGCCGAGAAGGCCTTATTGTAGTCCGGGTCTCGAACCGACTTGCCGCCAGGAGCAAGTTGAGCTGCCGCAATCTTCAGGTGCGCCTCGTCGATCGCGCCCTGCAGATCGCCAATAGCGGCCTGCATGCGGTCAATCTTCTCCACCACGACCACGTCGGCCTTGGCATTGACCTTGCTCTCGATCTCGGCACGGAAGTCTGCGACCGTCTTGTTAAGTTCGGTGATCAGAGTTGCCGCATTGCCCGCGTCAGCGCGCACGGCAACGAGCCCCCGGCGACCGGGGATTAGTTGCATGGTCATGGAAAGCCCTCCTCAGGGGCGAAAAACAGAGATGAGCTGCTTGAGGGCAGCCGGGCTCAGGTCATCGTCCGCTACGGCAGGACGGGTTTCGGCTGCCGCTACGGCGGGCAGCCCTGCGACCTCTCCAATGAGGCTACGGCGCTCACTGCGAGGTAATCCTTGACGGCTCAAGGCCGCTTCTATGCGGCGAGCCGCTGCGAGCGCCTTAGCGCCCTTGTCGTCGCTCTGCTCAACCTCAGACGAGGGCAGAAGGCCATTGGCGAGGCCGTTCTCGATGGCCTGCGAGCCATTGAACCACGTCTCCTTGTCCATCCAGGACTGCGCTTCGGCCTTCTCAACGCCCGCCCGGGTCGCATAAAGCCCGGCCATGGCATCGTCGAAGGGCTCAAGGGTATCGGCGGCCTCGCGCATGTCATGCCGATTGCCGACCGCCACCGCCCAGGCATTGTGAACCATGACGAACCCGATCTCGCTGATCAGGATCTCGTCGCCCGCCATGGCGATGATAGAAGCGGCCGAGGCAGCAAGACCCATCACGCGCACGGTCACCTTGCGCGGGTGCTCCCGCAGCAGGTTGTAGATCGCGATCCCCTCAAAGAAGTCGCCACCGGGCGAGTTGACGTTCACGACCACATCGTTGTCGCCAATGGAGCGCAGGGCCGCGGCAATCCGCTTGGAGGTCACTCCCTCCCCTGTCCAGAAATCCTCGCCGATCACGTCGTAGATCGAGATGCTGTTGTCGGTGGACGTCGCAGCGTGAACGCCAGGCTTCCAACGGGACAGGACCGCGTCGGCCGGGACCGGGGTCAGATCATCCGCCGGGCGTTCGAAAGCCTGGATCTTAGGCAGCTTGCGGAGGGTCATCCGGGGTATCCTCTGGCGGGGTCTGGCCGGCCGGCGGCGGAAGGTCGTCGCGTCTGCGGAGATTTGAGAGGCCGCGAACCTCGTCGACGTGCATCCAGGGCTGATGACCGCCCGAGCCCAGCGCCTTGGCGAAGAACTCGGCCTGGTCCTTCATGGAGCCGCGCAGCAAGGCGCCCTCGTTGAACTTTGCCTTGTGGGTCCGCTTTTCGTCTCGGGTAAGCAGCGTCCGGCGGATCGCTTGCTCCCAGGCCGTGAACCACTGGTTCAGTCCGTAGCGGACGAAGCCGATGCCGAGTTGTTCAATGCCGGAGCCCCAGCTTGTATCGTCCACCCCCAGCAAGGGGCGTGGGACACCGAAGATCCGGCCAATCTCTTCGATCTGATGCTTGCGTGTCTCGAGGTGCTGGTTATCGGCGGCACTGTCACCGAACTTTTCGGGCTTCATGCCCTCTTCAAAGACGAGCCACCGGTGGGCGTTCTCAACGCCGGCGTACCGCGCCTCTAGGCTGTCCCGAAGGTTCGCCAAGGCTTCAGGCCCTAGGCGCTGCGGGTGCGTAATAGCGCCCCCGACAAGCATACCGTTTCGGAAAAGCCTTGCTGCCGCCTCCTCAGTCCTCTGCGCTAGCCCGATCGCCTCGGCCGCCTGCCGAACGAGGGACATGCCTGTCAGACCGTTGAACGATAGTCCGCGAACGTGCAGCACATCCTCGGGCGATAGTCGCCGATCCGATCCCTTGACCTTGTAGGACAGGCGCCAAGCCTCGTCCAAGTCGGGCTCAACCTGCTCGGGGATTGGGATGAGCGCCCTTATTTGCCCTCTCGACCGGATCACCCGAGCATATGCGTCGCCATCCGTCAGGGCCCGGAGCTGCATATGGCTTCGGAAGTCGAAGGCCGTCTGCCATCCGTTCGGCTCGGCGTAAAGCACCTCGTAGAGCGGGTGATCGGTGTCCTTGTCGCTGTCGAAATCGTCGCCCCTGAGCAAATGCAGGGGCAACATGCCTATGGCATAGGAGATCAGGCTGCAGCAGCGAAAGACTGTGGTGTTTCTCAACGCGGCTGTGGGAGTGACGACAGCGCCTGAGCTCGTCGCCGCTCCGGTCCGCAGGAAATCAAGCAGATACGGATCGTGCAGGCTGTGGAACACCGCCGACTCGGCGCGCGGTCCGGCCGGCACTTGCGAGGTGATCGGTCCCCCTTCCGCTACCGGCTCCGAGGCTGGCTCGCGAGGGAGCGGAATGCGGGGTACGAGCATCCAATCTACACCATCAGAATGCCGCGGCCTGCATAGACGGACGGTTCATTGGAGGGCTCCTCGTAGCTTCCCGCCACACCCATCGCCATCGCAAGGCTCACCATGCCGTCGATCCGCCCCCGGCTCTTGGCCTTCGACAGTTTGCGGTTGCCCGCCGGATCCGTCTGCACGACCGCATTGGCCGCGCACATCGTTAGAACGGGGTGACCGCCGTGGGCGATGCGCCCGTTCAGGATCGCGCTCTCGAGATCGCGAAGCGCTGGGCTCATGGATTGAAAGCCCTGCCCGAACTCAACAAAGCGGGCGAGCTCCTCTTCGGTAAACCCGGCCTTCACGAGCCAAGGCCGCAGGTGCCGAAAGTTCCACCGGTCGAAGGCGTACTGCCGGACATCGTAGCGGTCGAAGACCCGCCGCATGTGGCCGGCGACGTACTCGTATTCGATCGTCTTGCCGGGCGTCGTCTGCAGGTGGCCTTGCTCGGCCCACACGTCGTAGGGCACCCGATCCTGCCGCGCCCGCTCCCTTAACCCTTCAGCCGGAAGCCAGAAGGTCGGCTTGACCTGCCAGACCCGCTCCACCGGCGCCACCAGCACCTCCGACGTCAGGTCGTTCACCTCTGACAGGTCAAGCCCGCCATAGACCGGCAGCCCGTCGAAGTCGTCCACCACCGGAGAGGCACACGAGAGCCAAATCGCCTTCGCGATGAACGGGCTATTGACCTCGACCCGCTGGTTCAGGACCAGATTGCGGTACTCCGACTCCCGCGCCGGCATTCGGCGGGCGTCCTCCGCCATCGCCAGCACCTCACGGGCGTTGAGAAAGTCGCCGAAGGCCGGGTTCGCCTGGCGGATCGCCTCCTCGCTAAACGGGTCTTCGTCCGGGTCGGCCGTGTAGAGGCTCAGGACGACGCGAGGGTCGTTCCCCGCCTTCGCGTCGTCGATCAGCACCGACAGCAGGTCCGCATCGGTCGGAGCCTGCGTCGAGATGATGACCGACAGCGGGCTTTCATGCGCCCCAACGGCCGTCTCGAGCGCATCGTACAGTTCCGACCGCGGCCCCTTCACCTGCCCGAGCTCGTCGTGGACGATGAACACCGGGGAGAGGCCATAAGCCGTGCTCGCCTCGGCCGAGAGCGCCTTGTAGAGCGTGCCGAGATCCGGGCAGAAGAGCTCCTTGATCGTGTCCCGGATGACCACCACGGGGTGAAGCGTCGGCGACAGACGCACAACCTTTGCCGCCAACTTGAACAGGATCGCCGCTTGATCCTTGGACTGCGCCGCGGAATTGAGCTGCGAGTTCGGTCGCGCCTCAGGTCCGCAGGTATGAAGCAGAAGGAGGAACGCCGCCGTCGTCGTCTTCGCGTTTTTCCGTCCAAAGCTTACGATTGCGCGTCGAGTGCCGTGCGGGTTGTCGTAGATCCGCCGAATATCCGCCTTTTGCCACTCCCTGAGCCTGACTGGCTTGCCGACGTCCTTCCCTTCCGGGATCCGGCAGTGCGTCTCAATCCATCGAATGTTGCGCTCGCCCCGGGTCTCAGCCTTCCCACGGTTTGCGGGCGGGGCCCGTCTTCTTGTTGAGCCGGTCGTTGCGGGTCGACTGCTGCGCGACCCGCATTTTCGTGGCGAGGCTTGCGATGGCACGGCTTTCCCGTTCCTGCATCTTGAGAAGCCGGTCGTAGTCCTTGACGTCGAGGTCAGGGTCGGACGTTGCCCGTTCGATCAACTCGCCGATGCGACGGGCGTGAACGACATGCCGGCAGTATTGAGCCAGAAGAGGCACCGTGGAGGGCGAGAACCAGTCCGCTGGCTCAGTCTCCACCACCGATGCCCAAACAACCGTCTCCTCATCCGTCAGATCATGCGGCGGACGTTGCCGCTCAATGACGCTCAGCCCGACCGGCGAGACGGTCAACGCCGCTGCGGATCGGGGCCCTCGGGTGCCCATGTGGAACCTTAAATCACGCGGTTTCTAGCAAGTTAGCTGGGGCGGCGGTGCGGGTCTGACGGGCCCCAGACTTTGACCCTCCCCCCTGGCCTGTGGTGTTGCAACGCGGTCACAGTGTGGCACCTGAGTTGAACCCACTTCGGATCTGCGAGATCGCCAAGCCATACGCACTTCGGCGCCGCAGCGAACGTTCCGCCGGGTCAGGTCGGCCACCCGTCCTCGCCAATCACCTGCACTGAACCTCTCTCCTCACGTGCCTTGGCACCGTCATGGTGGGGGCGGCACATGGGCTGCCAATTAGCCTCATCCCAGAACAAGGCAATGTTGCCTCGATGGGGGATCTTGTGGTCGACCACCGTGGCTGCCGTGACCCTGCCCTCTTGCTCACAGTAGCAGCACAGAGGGTGTTCTCTGAGGAAGCGCTTGGCAGTGCGGCGCCAGCGTGCGGTCCAGTACCAGTGGCGGTAAGCCTGAGCCTCAGGAGAGCGGCGGTCAGGCTTCCCGGTACGCCTCACCTGCATCCGCCTTGCCGGCCTCATAGGCTTCGTTGAGGGCTTGGGCTGTGAGCTCGGCAATCTTGTCATCGGCGAACTGAATGCCTGCAAGACGGCGCTTGACCTCGCCATCGTTGATGTCGAGCCAGATGTCGAACTTGGATTTGTCGTCTTCGGCAGGGACGGTGAAGTAGGAACGGTCGGGCATGACTCACGCGCTTACGGAAATGACTACTAAGAACCCGCAAACGAGGCCCATAAGGATCCAGACCCAGACGGGTTGGCTGTCGCCGCCCTTCGTCGTCGCCCTATCGTCGACCGGAGGTGGTGGCCGGAGGCGCGATTTAGTTGCCTCGGTCACGTCAACACCAACCCTGCCGGCGCTCGCCATTGTTCTGACGGGCCAGGCCCTCTCGGATGAGGATGACTGCAACGTCCTCACTCCCGACGAAGACGCGGGCGAGAGAGCGGCGATAGCGGTCGCTCTTGCCCGTCCGTTCGATCTGGACCCGGCGGGTGTTGAGCAGACGTTGCAGGCGACCCGCGGCTTGGTAGCCTAGCACCCGCTCAGCATCGCAGCGGGCGTGAAAGGTTTCCGGTGTATCAAGGCCGATGATGCGGATGCGCTCGGGGCCTAAGGCGATGGTATCACCATCAATCGCAATGGCTTGCTGGGCTTGGGCGGCGAACGGCAGAAAAGCGAACAGCCCGGCCACGATCGCGTGCTTCAACCGCAGTCTCCGGGCACAAATCACCTGTCGCGAGCAAGGTGGGCTAATGGTCCCGACCAAGCCGCTAAGGACGTGTCTTCCGGCAGAAGGTTCAACCCGTTCGGGGAACACACGGCACATCCGGACGTCCTGACCTATGAAATAACAGAAAAGGATATGGTTCCACAAGAGTCTAAGCTGCGCTTTCCAAATCTCCGTGTTGGAAGTGGACCGGCGTCTTTCGGCCAAAGATCTCGACGTCTGCCTTGTAGCCGTCCGTGAGGATCGCGGTGATCATGGCCGGGAAGGAAGCGAAGGGCCCGTTGATGACCCGAACAAGTTGCCCGAGCTGCATGAGCACCTTCGGGTCCACGACGTGACCCACGTTGTTGCCCGTCATCCGGTCGGCAAGCACCTGTAAGAGCGCAGATCCGATCGCCTGAGGCCGCTCGTTGCCGAGGAGCTTAAACACACCGTCGCATTCTCTTACCCGAGCGAAAGGCAGGTCGCCGCGGTCGTTCGGCTTCAAACCGACGAACATGTATCGGGGCATAAAACGACGATCGTAGTGGCGGGCCCTACCCCGGCGCGTTGTCACTTCCTGGAACTGCGGCAACCACGCATCGAAGCCCTCCAAGCGCAGGGATCGGAAAGCGCGCCGTTCTCCCATGGGGATGGTGCGTACGATGAACCAGACGAGGCTTTGGTCTATGACCCTCCGCTCCTGATAGACGAGCCGGACGCGGGACTGACGGCGGATCTTGCGCTTGCGGCTCATGCCTTGTTCCTTTCGTCGATCGCTCGGCGCAGGCTCTCGCCCACCACGAGGGGCTGACCTTTCTCTCGCTCAAGGCGAGCCATGATCTCGTCGGGCGTCTCGGGCCGGGCCTTCACCTCGCCTTCGGTGACGAACTCGTGCCTGCGGTCTTCCCAGTGGCGCTTGACGGCGGCAGAGCGGGACTCGGCTGCAATCCGGATCGCCTCTTCGCAGCCGGTGGCTCGGCCTATGCTCTCGGGTGTGGGGTCGTCGTAGACCTCGGCATTCAGGATGCCGTCGAGCCGGTGCAGTTCCTCGTGGAAGCGTCCGACCGCCGCGCGGCAGGCATTTGCCATCTCGGGCGCCGAAGGCATGTATCCGCCGCTCGACAGAGAACCGTCCATGTACTTCCGGCAGACCTCGTTGACCGCCCAGATTGGAAACTGCGTCAGCACCGACGTGCGCGCCGAGACCTGCAAGCGGACGGACGCCTCCGTGCCGGGAGGAGCCGGTAGGTTGGCAACCAACGCGGCGACCGACCGCTGAACCTCATCCGGGTCTGCCGGCGTCAGGGCTGCCGCAAGTTCCTGCTGGCGGTCGCGAAGGGCCTGCTGCTCGTCAGCGTCGGGCAATGCGGAGCGACGGATAGCCTTCCGGCTGTAGTGACCCTCCAGCGGCTCCAGGGCGCTCATGGTGCGGCGCATGAGTGTGTCGAGCTGCCGGGTCGCTAGGGCGGGCGGCGAAAGGGAGGATGACCTCACCGTCGAAAGGGTCGTTGCCATTGCGCTTCCTCCTCAGGTTTTCGTCGGCTTCTAGTGCGATTTGCGTGGCGATGTCGGCGGTGGAGCGGGGTCGGTGATGGCCGTTGACGGGCGGTGGTGAGCGGGCCGCGGGAGCGCAGAGCGGCAGGTGCTCGTCGTTCCAGCGCTCCTCACGCAGCCAGCGTTCGAGCTCAGGCAGGAAATGCGGGTCGGAAACCGACGAGGTTGCCGCCCGAAGGCCGGTCAGCAGCACGTCGAACGAAAGGCGGTCGGCGCGGTAGACGAGCGTCAGCCGGTCGTCGCCCTTCTTGCGACCGGTTCGCTTGCCGTAGGCTCGCCAGCACTGCTCTCGCCAATCCGCCGGCCAAACGTGCTCGCGCGTCTCTCTCTCATCCCCTGAGGGTGGGGTAGTAGTAGTAGGGGGTGTGGGGGAAGAAGAAGAAGGGGCGGGAGGTGTAACGTTACACGGCGTTACTGTAACGTTACCGTAACGTGACGCGTCGGCTTTCTCCCGGTGACGGCGGGTGCGTTCGCGCTGGGCAGCCCGGCGAGCTTGGTCCTTGTTCTGAGCGGCTTCGATGGCCTCGACGGCAAGCGCGATGGCCTCCGGCGGAGCACCTGCTTCGGTCATCTGGCGGATGAGGGTTGCTATGCTCATCACAGCAACCCTCCGAACGGCAGAGGCGGAGCGGGTCTAACGACCACGCGGACGTCCTTCAGCGACTCGTCGAAGCCGATGGCGGTGAGGCGCGCGAGGCTGTCGTCCTGTACGATCTTGTGTCTGACGAGCAGGTCGCTGAGGGCCTTGAGCCGATTTTCTTGGTCAGCGCCCTTCCGAAGCCCCGGAAGGGCGTAGAAGACGGCGTAATCGCCCTCGATGCGGCCGGGACGCTGAGACTGGAGGATCCAACCCGCCTCGTCGATCCAGGCTCGGTATTGAACCGTCTTGACCCTGCCCTTTGCTGCATTCGCATAAAGCTTGTTGCTGCTTGGGGGCAGCGGGACGGAAAAGGTCACCTCCCCTGTCATTCTGCCACCCGCCCCTCTGACGTTGGTGCGGTCCGGGTGCCCCGGCCGCCGTGGCGCTTGAGCGTATGGATGACCGTGGAATGATCGCGGTTGATGGCACGGCCGATGCGCGGAGTGCTCCAATGGGGGAGCTCCCTTGCCAACCGAAGAACGGCTTCAACCCGCGCTTTCGCGATGTAGGCGTGCTTGCGAGAGCCACGCAACTCCGCCAAGGCCACATCGTACTTCTCACAGACCTCTTGTAGAATTTGAGCCGCCGAGGGCGCCGGTGGATCAGGTGGCGGCTCACCCGGCTCGGGAGTGGCGATGAACAGCCAATCCCGGACCCGCGTCTCTTTAGGGCCACTGTTGAGCCTAGCCAGTACCCGCCTCATGTGCGCCAGGTACACGTCAACGCCCTGCGCAAGGGCAACATCGCCTGACAACGTCATGCGAAAGGCCTCAGCTTGCGATGCGAAGGGAAGAACGTTCAGCGTCGAGCGCCTCAGCCTCAGCGGCCACGATGGCTCGGGCTCGGCCGACAAGCCGCAGCACGTCGTCGAACTCGCGAAGGATGGCGCGACACTCCGCAGCCGTGTGCTGCTTGCCGCCCTCGGAGGAAGCCGACTCTGCCGAAAGGACAGCGCGGGCCGCCTCCGCCGCCTCCACGAGCGCCTGCCCGGTGATGTCGGCCAGCTCGGATCCGGAGTCGTCTGGCAGCGGAAGAAAGATGCCACCAGCTTGTGCTGCCAAGTGCTCGGCAGCAGCGGACGCGCGGAACGTGCGGGTGAGCTGCGACACTTGGCGGAAGCCGAGGTCACGCTCCTCGTCAGGGTCTGACACCTTATGCAGGCTGAAGGGCGAACGGCCGAGGAAGTTGGCCGCGCTCTCAACACCGCCGCAGGCCGTGAACAGATCGGAGAGGGCCGCGCGTGGCGACCCGGGGTCTCTACGCTTCGTCATGGCAAATCGTTCTTTCTTTTGTCAGTGCCGGCGTGTGACGAACCGCCTAGCTGTTGAGAATGATTTTCACGGCAAAGAGAATTGAGGCGGTGCGGGCTGCGGGCGGACGCCCGCACCGCCTCGTTTCCGCCGCGGGAGGACGCAGCGAAAGGGAGTTCGTGTTGACGACGATCAACCGGACGAGCGGTCGTGATCATCGTGCCGTCTTGGGTCGTGATGGTCGTCATCCGGACCGCAAAGACGCGGCAGATCTCGGACTTGCGGTAGCGGCGGGAGGTCATGCGGCCTCCGGCTCAAGCACGGGGCGCGGAACCTGCGTCGGCCACTGCGCCTCCGCTGGCCAGTTGTTCGAAAACCAGTGAAAAGCCGAAACGAGCCGGCGAGAGGTGATGTCGCCGCCTCTCCGGAGAAGGTCGATGCGCTTGCCGTCGTTGAACAGCAGCGTCGACAGGCGAGCTTCGGAAATACGACGCGCTCGACAGAACGGCGTAACGAGCATGAGGAGATGATCGACGGTGAGCATGACCCCACAATGAGGGTAATTGACCGCACCTGTCAACGGGTCATGTCCCGTTTCCCGTCTCCGACCGGCGCGGGTATTCTCCCGCACATGACAGACCTGCGTGACCGTATAAAGCAGCGGCTTGACGAATTGGGCATCTCGCCACGAGCGGCGTCGCTCGCTGCGGGGATGAGCTCAGACGTCATCCGCGATCTTTTCCGCCGCCCGGACAACTCACCCACCGTCGAGACCATTCGTAAGCTAGCGGTGGGCCTGCAAACAACGCCGGAGTGGCTAGCTTTCGGCTCTTACGAGGTCGGCACCCTAGGCGGAAAGGAGGGGGCGCTGCCCTCTCAGTTGCATGGCCCCGAACTGATCGAGGTTGCTGTCACGCTGAAACCCGCTGCGTACGGCGGCGTGGTGGAAGCCGGGTCCTTCCGGCCGGTTGACGAGTTCGGAGACATTGAGCCCCCGACCCGTCAAGAGCCGCCCGATAGCGAGTTTCCCGACGCTGAGGTGATGTTCTTCGATGTGGCCGGCGACTCGATGAACAAGCTGAAGCCGCGGCCAATTATGCCAGGCGATCGCGTTTTTGCGCTCAACTTTGCCTCCCTTCGCAACCGTGTCGCTTTGCGAGACGGCATGGTCGTCGTCGTTCAGCAGACGATCGACGGCGGTCAGCACCGCGAACGCTCGGTAAAGCAGCTCGAACTCTATGAGGATCGGATGGAGTTCCATCCTCGCTCGGACAACCCGAGGCACAAGCCGATTGTCATTTCTCGGGACTACACGCCAGAGGACGGCAAAGAAGTCGAAATCTTTGCTCTCGTGCGGCGGATCTCAAACGACATTCCGCTCTCCTAAAGGTAGTCGGGAAGTATTATGCCTGATTTTCGCTTCCCGCACGCGCTAACTTATCCCGACAACGAAGCTCCTACACTCACTGACATCGCGCATACGCTTATTGCTCACGATAAACTTGCACCGCTAATCTCTGAAATACTTGAGAAATCGCTTGACGGGGTCGTCATTGAAAGGATAAAAGTAGAGCTAAGATCAATTGAGATCGGCTCACTTTACGAGCATTTTTGGGTCGCGATCTTTCTAGTTTTTCAAAAGCAACTTGAGGAAGAAGTGCCCGATTTAGTCGAGTCGATGACGGGCTTAGACATCTCAGATCGTTACGACACGCTCGTGACGGTACTCGTACTAATTTTGATGTTCTATGGAGCAAGTTATCTCATCCGCCGTTTACGGCAGAAGGATGGGACATCCGAGCCGCCTCCGCCGCATATCCAGGGCAACTACAACACCTACATCAACATCGCGTCCTCGCAGCTGGGCATGGAGCCTGAACGCCTTGAACGCGTCGTCGAGCAAGTTGCTAAGGGGAGCCGGGCGCGGACAGTCAGCAGGGCGGCGATCGACCTCTTCAGGCCAGCTAAACGAGGCGGCGACGGCCGTATCGTCCCGCGAAACACGCCTGAAGTGTCGCGAGAGGCCGTTGCGGAGTTCCCGAGCGAAGCTGCGCTCGCTGATCTAGCACAGGACACCGAAGTTGAGACCTTCCCAGACGTAGTTCTCGAAATCAGGGCGACAGACCGCGACAAGCGTAAACAGGGGTGGGCTGGCGTGATTCACGAGGTCGACAAACGCCGCGTGCCGCTCACCCTCTTCCCGACAATCAGCAGCGAAGATTTGGCAAAGGCCCGGCGAGCACGCGTCGACGCGATGTGTGAGTTCAAGGTCATCGGAGAGGATGACTACCTCCTCACTCGCATTCACGTGCTCGCGGTTCACGAAATTCTCGACTAGGCCCAGTCCTGCTGCTGCGACGGGTCATATGGACAGTCGCCTACCTTTGCGAACACCACCGCGTCCTCGTAGTCGCCCAGCTCGAAGTCCATGACACGGGTGAAGGCGAACCCGCCGAACTTTTCCGGCCCAAGGCTCTCAAGGATCGCCCTAGCCTCGCCCTTGCTCTGAACGGGCAGCGGCCGGTCGGTCACGAATACCTCATCGCCCAGATCCGACCGGCTGAAGGTCTGGACCACGATAAACGTCTTCTTGGTCATGCTGCGCTCCTGATACGCTGGTGAGCCACGAGAACCGCCCCCTCAAACCCGCACCCTGAGCACTCGAAAGCCATGTCGGCGATCCGCTGGCGAAGCAGGCCCTCGGCCGCCTGAGGATCAAGGCGGCGCACCCCGAGCGTGATCCTCGGAAAGCTGTCCCGCCAGCAGCTCCGGCACCGGAAGTGCAGCTTGAAAACCTGTTCTTCCGGGAGCGGAGAATGCATGTGCCCAATGCCTGATTTGAAAAGGTTCGTTCTTGATACGTTCTCATTGAGACTCGTTCTGGAGCAAGAGTCGAGTCGGCAGCCCTGTGGATGACTGGGGATAACAAAATACGGGTCATTGCCCGTATTGTGCTTGACGCGGGCAATTGACCGCAATAGCTTGGTCTCACGAACAACGCGGGGCCAACGATGTCACTACCCTCCTCCCTCCAGTCCATCCTCACCCAGCTCGACGCTCAGCTTAAGCGCACGTCAGACAACGGCGCCAAGTTCATCCTGCTCAACCAGGTGCTGACCGAGTTGGAGCGCAAGCGCGTGGTGGTCGAGGCTTGGGAGCAGGCCGCTGACGGCACCCCTGCCCCGTTCGGCTACGGTTACACGGCAGAGGCTCTGACGAAGGCCATCCGTCAGGTGTGCGGCATCAAGATCGCCCTGCAGTCCGAGGTTCGTCGCAAGCTGGCTGTGACACTTGCGGCCCCGTCCTTTGCACAGACGGCGTTCTTCGCGGCTCGGCAACTGCCTCACGTTCTGATGGCTGCCGTCATCGTCATCGGCGGTGCTTACGCCACCGGCTTCGCCTCGGTTCTGTGAGGCGCGCGATGACAGCCAAACACACCCCTGGGCCGTGGGTCGCAGTGCAGGACGAGGATTTCTGCGAGGACACGGGCGCGGCAATCGGAACTTACTTTACGGGCGAGTTCTACCGTTTGGTTGATGGAGCCCCGATCGGGGAAGTCAGCCTTTCATTTGAGCCCAATGCCCGCCTGATTGCTGCCGCACCTGAGATGCTCGCGGCCCTGCAAGCGGTCATGGAAAACGTCGCTGCGATCCCTTCGCGGACCTACGAACAAAACGTCGCTGACGGCAAGCGTGTCGCGGCACTGGTGAATGCGGTCATTGCGAAAGCGGAGGGCCGCTGACATGGACCTCCGCACTCAAGCCAACATTGACGCGAGCCTGATCGAACTGGAATTCGCGTTCGGCACCTGCCAGCGGCATCTGCGCACGGTCATTCGCGAACTCCGGGGCTGCAACGACACCCTCGACGAGACCCAGCGCAAGCGCGCTCAAGCCATCCTCGACAAGGCGCTCGAGGCTGCCAACGACGCCGACAGCATCGCCCACCATCAGGCGAACGGCTCGGAGCTCAGCCCTGCCGAAGTAGCCTACGCCTGCCTCGTTGAGCGGGATCACTGCGTCCTTGAGGAGATGGTCTGATGCTTATCGTTTACTCGCTAATCGCGGTCGTCGTCAGTGCCATGTCGATAGCGGCGCTGACTTACTTTGAGGCTCTTGGTTACGCGCTGCTCTGCCTGCCGCTCCTGGCCTCTGTGGCGGTGTTTGCCGGAGCGGTTGGGCGCGATGTCTCTCAGAACGGCGTTCGCCGGGGCTCGCTCTATGCGCGGAGGGCTGCACGGTGAACGACACCTCCCGCGCCACCACCGCCTACTACGTGCAGGAGACGCGCCATGGGAGCCGCTAAAGCCGACATGATGCGAGAGGACGCCGTGCGCCTCGCTGCGGAAGAGAACGCGATGGAGGCGGTTTCGCTTGTCGAAGTGCTCTGCAAGCTCCTTGAGGCTGACTCGGACGACATGTCGTTCCCGGTCTGGGAACGAGAGCGCGACGCAGCGGTCAAGGAAGCCCGTGCCCTCCTCACCCGCATTGAGGGGCAGACGCCATGAACACGACAGACAAGAAGATCGAAGAGGTTCTGTCCAAGTTCGGGGAGCCGATGGCCGGCAATGTCTGGCGCGTTCAGGGCACCCCCGTGATCTACCACAAAGCGCTCGAAAGGATTGCCGCCCATGCCAAGATCCACTTCGACACCCCGACCATCGTCCGCGCCGAGCGGGATGAGGCTGTGGTCCTGGTCACGGGCCGTATGGGGGACCGGGCCGAGTGGTCCATCGGAGAAGCGCTCATCGGCGTCAACTATCGCGTCTCTGGCAAGCAGGCGGCTTACGTCTGGGCCATGGCCGAGAAGCGCGCGAAAGATCGTGTGATCCTCAAGCTGATCGAGCTTCATGGGCTCGTCTACTCGGAAGAGGAGGCGGACGAGTTCAAGCGCTCCAGCCCTACGTCAGCCTCCTCCTCTACCTCACCACAGGACGAGGAGGCGGATTTGGCAACGTCTGATGGCGCGATTGAGGACGAACTGAAAGCCAAGATCCGGCGGGCCAAGACAATCAACTCGGTCACCGACCTGATGCTGCACGAGGACACGCAGCGCACCCTCAATGATCTCCCGGAGAGCGTTCGCAATAGCGTGCGCGACGCCGCCAAGGCCCGCCTCGTTGAACTCGGCTGGCCAACTACGAGGGCCGCGTGATGACCACCCCCTGGCAGGTTCTCCGCTCCATCGCCTGCGAGGAAGACTCGCGCTCCCATGTCCATACCATGGGGAGGGACAGCCAGCATCGCGTGCTGTGCCTCATCGAGGTCTTCAACACGATGATGAACCTCCCCTCGTTGTGGGAGGATGCCCCTCGCGTTCTCCTCAAAGAGCACCTTGAGTGGCGACGCGTCATCCTGACGGGGAGGCAGGCGTGACCACTCGCGTCATCCAATCCGAAGAGGACCGCGAAGGGCTCATCAAGCTTATTCGCTCGCGGGACCTGCCAATCACCGTCGAGGTGGTGCAGGGCAAGCGCCGGTCAACCGACCAGAACCGCTTGCAGCGCCGTCTCATCGCCGAGATTGCCGAGCAGACCGGACAGGAGCCGGAGGACGTGCGCGCCTATGCCAAGCTCGTCATCGGCGTTCCGATCCTACGAGCCGACAGCGAGTTATTCGCCGAGCGGTACGACGCGACCGTGAAGGGCCTGCCCTATGAAACAAAGCTGGCGCTCATGCGGGAGCCTCTGGACCTGCCGATCACGCGGCTCATGACGACAGCGCAAAAGACGCTGTTCCTCGACAAGCTCGCCCAGCACTTCGCCGAGCGCGGCGTAGTGTTCACCGACAGCAGGCGGGAGGCCGCATGACCCGCAAGCGCTTTGCCCCTCGCAAGCTGGAAGCCCTGCTGGAGAAGTTCGGCCGCAAGTGCCGGATGTGCGCCTGCGCCATTGACGGGGCCTCCGGCCTTGAATGGGACCATCGCATCCCCCTCGGCATCGGGGGTGAAGACACCCTGGAGAACCTGGAGCCCCTGTGCATCCGGTGCCACCGGACCAAGACGCGGGGCGACGTGGCGCAGATCGCCAAGGCAGCTCGCCAGCGCAAGGCCGATGTCGGCATTAAGCCTCTCGGCAAACCGCTCTCCGACGCCAGGCCACGGCGGACAGGACGAGCGAGCGAGCCTTTGAAGAAGGTTCTGCCCCCGAGACGCAGCCTTTTTTTGGAGCGATAGATGACGACGGTCTCTGTTCGTGGAGAAGGAGTGATGGAGAGGCGATCCCTTCGGGCCGCGCTGTCGTCGCAAGCGACCGAGTCTGACGCCTCGGCCCTTCGGGCTTCCATCGCTATCGCACAACAAGAGGAGCGTTAAGTGAGCCACCCTCCGCAAGTATACCGCCAGATGATCTGGACGACCGACAACCCGGCGATGCCTGTGGTCATCCACTTCCCCTCGCCGATGAGCGAGGCGGACGTGCAGGACCTCCGCGAGGTGGTCGCTCTGTGGCTGCGCAGCCTTGAGCGCCAAGCGTTCCAAGACCCGCCTGCGTCAGGCGATGGAAGCCGCCGGCAGGCGGGCGAGACCGGAGGGGGCGCCGAATGAGGAAGCTCCTCACCATCCCGGAGGCAGCACAGTACCTTGGCGTCTGCGACCGGACCTTGCGTGAGCACGTCAAACGAGGCGAGATTGCGTACATTGCCGTGGGCCGGGGCCAGAAGCGGCGGCGTATGTTGTTCGATCCGGCCGACCTTGACGCGTTCATCAATAACAATCGCAGGACCGCTCAATGTCCGTCTACAAGCCAAAAGGCAGTCAGGTCTATCGGTATGACTTCTGGCTCGACAAGCAGCGGTTTTCTGGCTCGACTGAATGCCGAGCAAAGTCAGACGCCCGGGAGTACGAACGGCAGGTCAAGCAAAAGGCGCGCGACTACTTCCGGGAACAGAGCCAAAGTCATTCCGCTCCACTCACCATTGACCTAGCCGCTGACAAGTTTTGGGAGCAACGCGGGCAATACTACCGGGGCAACGCCCGGAAGACCTTCAAGGCCGCCCTGAAATGGATCGTTCTCAACGCCGGGCCTCATCGGCTTCTGTCCGCCTTCAATAACGGAGTGGTGGCCGAGCTGGTCGCCCGCCGCCGAGGTGAGGGCGTCTCCAACGCCACCGTGAACCGAACCGTCACCGAGCCGCTGCGCCGCATCATGTTCTGCGCCCGGGACGAGTGGGACCACCCGATCCCGAACATCAATTGGAAGAAACATCTCCTGAGCGAGCCGCAAGAGAGGGTGCGGGAACTCAAGGACGAGGAGGAGGCCGCCCTGTTCGGGCGCCTTCGGGCCGACTACCACGACATCGTCGTTTTCGCCCTCATGACCGGGTGCCGGCTGCACGAATGCGTCAATCTGAAATGGGAGAACGTGGACTGGGGCGCGCGCAAAATCTGGATCAACGGTAAGGGCGGCACGCTCGATCCGATCCCCCTCCCCCCGTCCGTTCGGGATCTGCTCTGGCCGCTCCAGGGCCATCACCCCGAGTCTGTGTTCACCTATGTGGCCGGCCGGACCCGCTCAGGGCGCCGCAAAGGCGAGCGCCACCCGATCACCTATGAGGGGCTGAAAACCGTCTTCCGGCGAACGACCGATGGGCTTCTGGAGGGCTACCGCTTCCACGACAACCGCCATACCGCGGCGACGCGAGTGCTCCGGGCGACCGGAAACGTCCGGGTGGTCAAGGAAATGCTGCGGCATGCCGACATCACCACCACCATGAAGTACGCCCACGTTATGCATGATGACGTGCTGGACGCCATGGAGAAGGCGGCGCGTCGCCCCGCCACCGCGCCGGCCCCTGTGGAGGTGAAGAATGCCAAAGGCTGACTATGTGCTGCTGAGCGACCTGTGCCGACGCGAGCGGGTCAAGCATCGCCTGGCCAAGAGCCTGATGGCCGAGCACGGGATCGTGGGCGCGGTCTTCGAGGGCGACGTGACCCTCACCCGGGCGGCGGCCCAACGGCTGCTCCCGCTCCTCGTTGCGGCGCGGGAGGCCCGGGATCGCCTCAGCCCGGCCCGAGCCGCCGGGCGCATCCGGGACATGGAGTTCGTCTACTTCATCCGCTGCGAGGGGTTCGTGAAGATCGGTCGCGCCTTCTCCCCGTCCGCGCGGCTCCGCGACTTTCAGGTGGGATCACCCTTCCCACTGGAGCTTCTGGCGACCGAACCCGGTGATGACCGGCGAGAGTTCGCCCTCCACCATCGGTTTGCAGAGTACCGCGTGAGGGGTGAGTGGTTCAGGCTGGAGGGTGCGTTACTGGATTACATCTCGGGCATTCGTGAAGCCGAGTCCCAAGAAAATCCCACAAACGGGCTCTCTCTCGATGCCCTGAGAGACGCGATGGAGCGCGTTAGTGCCGCTCCTACAATGACTTACGAGGAAGGGTGATTTTGGGTGGCCATCTTGTCCCAAAGCAGATGCGCTACCAGACTGCGCTACACCCCGACATGGCCAACGGCTTGCGTTTCCTACTGTTTGGGAACGTGGTTCGCAAGGGTACGATCCACAAGAACGGAAC